TTCGGCAGCGTCAGCGGCATTGTTGCCGTCCATAAACTTGACCATCGCCTTGACCACTTCCGGCGCGCGTTCTTTGGGCGTGCGGGCCGCCAGAAGCGCGTTGCGCATGGCGTCGGAAAACCCCTGATCGAGATCGGTTCCGTCAGCAAACTTGATACCAGAAAAATCATAATCCTTGGCTTCTGCCGGCACGCCGACCTTTTGCCAGAATGCCTTTAGGTCGCTTTCGGCGGCATTGGCCTTGGGCAACCGGATCAGTTCGTTGCTGGGTACACCGTGCAGTTTTTCAGCATTGCGGTATTGCTCGGTGAGTTTTGTTGCAACCGCAACCGGGTCGGCCGCATCGATCCCTTTGTTTTGCCACCAGCCGAGCGTGTCGGCATCGATCTTGCCGCCGTGCCATGGCGGGGCCGCTGCGGCTCCCGCGCCGGCTGCTGCTGCTGCATTTGCTCCCGCTGCTGCGGCTCCTGCTTCCGCTCCCGCAACCCCTGCTGCTGCTTCGGCCATCAGCTATCTCCTTCAATTGGAACATTGAGGCGTTCGGCGGCGCGCACCAGCGCGCCTTTGTAAACGGTTTCAATTTCGGTCTGGTTCAGATTGAGGTGATTGAACACCCTGAAAAAAGCCTGCCGCCGTCCGGTCATCTGCATCACCATATCGTGCCCGATATTGTCGGAGTCACCGCGCCATGCGGCACAATAATCGGCCAGATCGAGCAGCGCAAGATATTGCGGCGAGCCAACGGTGCCGAACGCCGTCTTGTATGCTTTCTGGCGAAACCCGAGTTTTTCAATGGCGCGACGATAGTTCATGACGCCAGTCTTTCGCCGTACGGCCCAATCCGCATATCCTTGACGATCCAGCGTTGCAGCACCTTGAACATTTCAGTGCGTTCCTCGTCCGACAGCTTGAGCTTGTCGGCGAGCGCCCGCATGTCGGCTACGTATTTATCGCCGCTGTCGTACACGGCAATTGTTTTTTTGCTGCCGTCGCGGTCAACCATTTCAGCGACCACTTTGCCGCTTGGCACAATGGTTGCATAGCTTGAGAGGAACGGTCGCGCAATATCGGTGAAGCCTGGGAACGTCGCGGCGAGCAGCACCGGCATGGCCGCCGCATATTCATATGATAGTACGACCGTCAGCACGCGCCGCATCTTGCCTTCCGATGCGGCGAGTGCGCGGGACTGCCACATCGCCCGTAACTCGTCGGCGTGTTTCTTGAGCAGCGGGTTTGTCATTGCCCTTGCGGTCCCGGCTGCGCCCCCTGTGGCGGCTGTTGCGATTGCTGGAACGGCTGGCGATCCTTACCAGCGACTGCCTGCGCCTTGACCATGGCGGCCTGCGCCGGCAACGCCTGGATTGCCTGCTGGCGTTGTTCCACAGCCTGGCGGTTCTTGCGCTTGGCGGCAAGGCTTTGCGGAGACGACGACCATCGCGTCGGCATTTCGTTCATCTCGCCTATTTCCGGCAACATCACATCAAACTCGAATTGATCGTAGATCGAGGGATCGCCCGAGTTGATGGCAATCTGGTGCGCCACGTCGAGCGTGCGCAGACCGCCAGCCGCCTGCGAGGCTTTAGCTTGCAGGGCCAGCGGCGATGTATCGGTGACCTGATAATGACCTTGCGCCTCTTTCAATCGCGGCGGCATCGGCGGCAGCACCGGACGGCCATTGATCCTCATCCGCGCCAATATATCAATTTCACGCGGCACCAGACCGCCGACAAATTCAGAGTGTTGGCGGCCGAGCGTTGGCGCTACCAGCATGGCGCGCTCGTTGATGAGTTCAACGACTTGCGTTGCCGTCATGTTCGGATTTTGCATCAGCGTCTTGAACAGCGGCGTTAAAAAGAAATTCTCGGTAATCCCGCGTTCTTCCTGCAGCATCTTTTCGGACCATTGGATTTCACCGATCGGCATGGTGAGTACCAGCGGCTTGCCATCCTCGTTGACGCCGCCCTTGTTCATGGCCCCTGGCGTCTGGTCAAACCCGACCAGTCCGTCATCCTTGGTGAGATAAACCGGATCAGCCGCGCGGTGACCGACTTTCAAGTACATCGCCTTTATGGCGTTGCTGGTTTTTGCGCTCGGCAACGATAGCTGCAGCGGGCCGCGGCCGTAAACCTCATCCGGGTTCTGGTCGTAGCGATCCACCGCATAGGGAAACACGCGATAGCCGCCTTCTTCGGCCATCAGGCATTGGCCCTCGATCGACATGTAATGCGACGAGAATGGCATCCCCTTGATGTCGAGCCGCTCGGGATCATATTCATCCAGATCGCGTGGCATGACGCAATGCAGAAATTGAAATGGCGTTTGCAGGTTTTGCTCGATGGACGGCCGTAAGCTCGGCGGCAGCCATTCATAGCCAAACTTTTCCACCGCCTGCTGCGCGGTCATGCGCCACCAGCGCACCATCCCGACCACAATGCCCTGATGGTTCTCGATAAAAAAACATTGACCGAGCGGGATAGCCCTGTAACGCAAACCCGGCTGTCCGCCAGTCCATCGCGTATCGAGATCATCGACGTACACGATTGAATTGCCGTAGCACGCCGTTGATTTCCACTTGCGGAAGTTCTGCCCCTGAAAGCCCCCGGCCGTGCGATAGCGATAGTCAAATAGGATACCGCGCACATCATCAAAATACTGCTTTGTCGCGCGATCCTTCATTACATATTCTTCGGATTCCAATCCGTGCCACAGCCGGTTGCGCGGCGTAATCATCGAATCCGCAATAGCGCAAAACTGCTGCACGGCAAGCGCGGTTGACGCATCGATCTGCTGCTGCGTCTTTTTCATCCCCGGAAAATTATAACTGCCGTAGAAAAACGTATTGCGCGAATCGGGATCGGCAAGAATTGCGCCCTCTTCCCATTGACCGGCAAACACGTTTCGATATGTCGTCAGCTCGGAAAATATCTTGGTGATCCGTCTGACCTGTTCGGCCTCGCGGTTCGATATAATCCGATCGCCGCTTCTTGCGTCAGCCATTGGTTACCCGCCGAGGGCCGCGCCGTAGCCAGAGCCTAAGACTGCCGACATTCCGGGCTGCGAGCGTGAGGCTTCAAGCGCCTGCATCCGCTTCTTGCGCTGTTCCTCGGTTTCGTTCTGCACCTGATCGGCCGGCGACGGCATGAGGCTGGATGCACCCGGCGCCGGCATCCCGATGGTGTTGCCTTGTGCCATCAAGCCGCGGCTTTCTTGGCACGTTTCTTGTTCGAATCAGCGAGTTCCTTTTCCATGCGGGCGAGATTTTCCGTGAAATTCGGATCAGGGTCGCTAGCTTTTGGATTGGCTGGATTGCAGTATTTTTTGTAAGCCGCAATCGAGTTAGCAGTCTGGTTGCCGGGCGAACCAATGCCTTGCTCGACGTATTCGCCCTTCACCTTCTTGGCGTCATGGCCAAACACATTTTTGGCTTCCGCCTCGTAATGTTTTTCGATCGCATCGGGCGGTAATTCGCCGCGCTCGACCAGGATGCGCATTTCCTCGATTTCTTCAACTGTCTTGGTTACCATCAGTCCCTCACTGTTTGCATCCAAAAGAACGGTTGCCCATTGGCCACGATGGCGCTTGTTTCCAGACGCCCGCAACGCACCGTTAAACGGCGAATACGTCGATATCCCCGGCCGGATGATTGGGCGAGCCGCGGGCAAAGTGCGCTTCCGGGCCAAACCTGACGGCCTCAATGCCGGGGAAATTTCCCGTCGTTTTGGCGGTCCGAATGTCCATGCACAGCACGCGAATGGCTGACAACAGATCGTCGTCGATCTTGTTCACCAGCCCATTAACGCGGTGATAGCCCTGGTATTCGTCAAATACCGGCTGCAAATGGCGGGCAATAAGCAGGCGCTTTTCGGCAAAGCGGTTTTCCATATCGGTGATTCCGGCCTCAAAATCAAACCCGCCGGTCGGGAATGTCGCGTGCTTGCCGTTCATTTGTAACCCAAGTTTCTTGTAGGTCTGCGCGATGGTTTCCCCGGAAATCAGGCTGCCGCCGCGGCCTCCGTCATGTGGCCAAGCGCAGGGCGCACCGCGCAGTTTGTGTTCGCGGATGGCGGCGACGTGGCTTGAGGCCAGCCCGAGCATTCTCACCGCGTGCATGACGTAGATCGTATTGGTATCGCGGTCCCAGCAACCGAGCACGGCTGCGAACGGATGGCCGCTCGATACCGATCCCGAATGACGAAAATCCAGCGCCCACAGCCAGGGCCAGTAGGGCGGCACTTCGGCGAGTTTGAGATCGTGCTTGACCTGCTCGAGCGGGGTTTCAAAGACGGCGCCTTCGCCCTGCATATCGGCGCCGTAAAGCCTGGTCTGTACCTCGTGATCCTTGTACTTTGCCCTGAGCAGCGGCACGTCCTCGTCGGGAATATGGCCGCCGTTCGACACCAGCGCATCATCCAGCGTCATCAGGATTTCGGCGGTTCCCGGCATTTGGCTTTTGAAACGTCGTCTAATCGGGGTCAACCCCAGCATCGGGGTCATGGTGACCATGATAATTCCGCGCGTTGTCGTGGTACGGGCCTGACACTCGCCGTAGATTTTCTCGTTGGTATCGCCCTTTACGTCCTCGTCCAGCGACACCACATCGACTGCCTCGCCCTCGAACGCCTGCCGGCCCTGCTCGTAGGTCTTGAAGCGGATCAACCCGGTCCCGCCGTCATCCCGGCGCACGGTCACGGTATCGACAAAATCCGCAATGCCGCGCGCCATGGCCGGCTTGCCGACAATGCAGTCGAGTGGGATCATGCCGGTGCCCAACCCGCCATCGTCCATCAGGTTGCCGAGCAGTTTGGTCTGCATTCCGTCACGCACTTTCTGCGCTGACGGCGCAGCACTCCACGCTAAAAAATCAAACGGGCGTTCGATCTTCGGCTTGGTCAAAAACCGGCGGCCCTTGAACCATTCAGGGTACCACTGCGTGATGTGAATTGCGACCTCGGCCGCTGCCGCATGTGTCTTGCCCTCCTGGTTGCCGGCCCGCAGCATTCGTTCCGGCACCAGCGTATTATGAAATTCAAGCTGTTTGCGGTTGGGGGAATAGTAGTCTAAGCGTCGATATTTCTTACGGTATTCCATCTCCGTATACATTTTTTTTGCGTGTCTGCGGAGGTTGTTTGGGTCTGGCCCTTCCTCGGTTTCCGGCTCACTCATGATTGCGATGCTCAATCACTTTTGTTTCATGTGAAACTTTATCCGCCAGCATCCGCTCATACCGCGCCAACCCCGACGCCCCAAACGCCTCGATCAACTTCGCCCGCGGCGCGCCGATCGCCACCAACTGCCGCAAGTCCTCCACCGCCGAATCCGTGTGGTTCAACGTCACCGAACCGGACACATTCACGTCAACCTGCGACCGCTCGCCATGCCCCGACCGCGACAACGCCATGTCGATCGCCTTATCGTGCTTGGGATGCTTCGGGTCGTCCAAAAGCTGTTCAAGCCGCAACACAGCCTTCGGCGCCAGCGAGAATAAATACCGCGTCGTCAGTGCGGCAATACCCGCCATCACATCATCGCGTTGCAGCAAATGATGCGCCCGCACCTTGCAGCCATCCCCCTCATCCGAATAGCCGGCCACACGCGCCGCCGCCGCGCCCTGCGCACCGTTAAACACGTACTCCCACGCAAAACGCCGCCTGCGCTCGTCCTTGATGTCCTGCATGGCCTCAGGAAGGTCGCCTAAGGACGGAGGTAAAGGAACTGTTTTGAGGTCCATACCCGCCATATTTAGCAATCCGGTTACTCGCGCAACGCCCCGATAAGCCAATAAACAGATGTGTTGCCAAAAAGACACTAAGTTGTTGATAGAAGGCGCGAAAGAGAAGGGGGTATACGCTTATTCCGCGCGCGCGATTTTTCCCCCTCCCCCCGTCCTCCTGAGAATTTTGCCGGCTGACTGTGCCGTTTATGGTCATAAATGGTGCAGTCGAGCGCCACGAGCTGCATAAACGTCAATGAATGCGGTGCTATCTCGGCATGTGCCAATGACTGAGAATGGTGCAGTTCACACATGCTTAGCCATGCTTAGACGAGCGATCCGTAATTGGCGCAGGACAATGCAGGAATATGCAGTGTACCACGATGCGGTACAGTTATGAGGCTTGTGGAGTCAATGAGTTGCCCTGTCACCTATTACCTGTCGCCTATTGCCTTGTGCTGGCTGGCACTTGATGTCGCCTTGTCGCATTGGTTGTGTGTGCTGTTTTATCCGCTTCCACCACCTGAATGCCGCTTGGTGTGGCGAGGCGCTTTGTGTGCTGGCGTGTGGCGAGGGCTATAAGCTTGCGCTGGTATTGCTGCGCTCACATCCTCGCGCGTTGCGCTTCGTTGTGGTCCTCGACCGTTTAGGACGGTCTGCGGAATGACTAAGCAGACATGTATTCTAAGGCGCGGGCGCGAGGCTGCAATATGCAAATATGCCGTGTCAAGTGGCCAGCTAAGCAATTGATATTGGCTCATATTAAATCGAGTTATGGAACTAGTGTAATACTATTACATATCGTCAATCGGTACTGATTTGCGGCCGCTTTTTACCATTGTAACAACTCATCACGTAATCGTGATTAGATACCATTTGACTTTAGTACAAACCTATGCTTTATGGATCGTGCAAGCCGGGTTGGCGCCCGGCATAATCAGAGAGGGTTTCAAAATGACTGCATTCACATTCCACAGTGATCCGGGCCACGGCTGGGTTGAGGTTGACTTGCACAATATGCGGTTGGCCGGCTTAGAGCCGAAAGACTTTAGCCGGTATTCGTATCGCAAGCACAACGTGTTCTATTTGGAGGAAGATTGCGACGCATCCAAGTTCATCGCGGCATGGCAAGAAAAGACCGGCCAACACGCCGAGTTTAAAGACGCCTATTTGGCAAATACATTCATTCGTAACTTGCCATCAATCCGCGACTGATTGCAGCCCATGTGCCAGTAGCGCGGCACATGATCGGCAATCCAGCCGATCGCCTTGGCGGGCGATACATCAGAAAAGGTGACACAATGACGAAATACAGCAAAGCAGACAAAGCGGAAGCATTTGCCAACCTGCGCAAATGGCTAAAGCCGGGCGATACTGTGCACACAATTCTTGACCATGTTTCAGCTTCCGGCATGTCGCGCGACATTCGCGTGGTAATCCTGCAAGGTGGCGAGGCGTTGCACCCTAACTATGCCGTGTCAGTCCTACTCGGCTACTCGCGCGCCAAGCGCGGCGATGGAATGCGCTGCGGTGGCTGTGGCATGGATATGGGCTTCAATATCGTCCACAATCTCGGCTATGCGCTATTTGGCGAGGAGGCCGAACACGGCACCACAAAGGCCGCGGCGAAGCTGCGCAAGGCTATCTATAACGCCGATAAGTTCTATTGGCATCAGGGCGAGACGGGCGAACGCAAAGCGCCTGATTTCACAAAGCCCGATCGCAAGTGGTTCGGCGCCGCCGGATACGCGCTTAAACATCGGTGGCTATAATGCGCCTTTCCTTCACCGAACGCATGGACGATGCCCGCGCCAATGCGGCCTCCGCCCGATACATGGGTCGCCATCATGGCAATGCGGCACCCGGTCACACATTCACGCGCCGCATTGATTGCGACGCAAATAGCTGGGAATGGCTTTGCCGCGAGGCGCGCCGCGAATGGCGCTCGTCGGCAAACGAAGCCCGTAACGACTTTGCGCAAGCCTGCCTGTCAGGCCCGCATGATCCATCATCAAAATGGGAGTTTAACTAATGCGCTCAAATCTCCCCGGCCAGCTCGAAATCCCCCGCACTGAATCGCGCCCGGAGGATTTGGCGCGGCTCAAATCAACCGCACGAATGCGCCCGCCCGTTGCTCAATTAGCCTGCGACTTGGGGCTGTTCAGCGATGAAGCCAACCAACTCGATCTGATAGAAATGTTCATGGATTAAGTGCCATTTCGCTTAGCGCGCGCCTCGGCGTCAGGGGCATAGGAGTTACAATGGTAAATCATCCAAATAGAAAAGCTTGGCTTGGCTGGCACTTTGCCGACGCCTCCGAAACGCTACGCTATGGCGACGGTCGCAAGATCAAAGTTGGTGTTACTCACAAAGTAAAATGCAAGCCTGTCCTTTGTGAGAGCGGCTTGCACGCATCTCCAACCGTTTTTGATGCCATGCAATATGCGCCAGGGAATATCTTCTTTCGCGTCAAGCTTAGTGGCAAGATCATCCATGGTGATGATAAATCTGTAGCAACCGAGCGAAGCTATATAGCCCGCATTGATGTCGAACCAATCCTGCGAGAGTTTGCCCGCAAATGTGCATTGCAAGTAATTCACTTGTGGAACTGCCCGCGCATTGTTCAAGAATATCTTGAAACCGGGGATGAGACAAAGCGGGCTGCGGCGCGGGCTGCGGCGCGGGCTGCGGCG